AGACAGTTGTTATTAGCAATAGCGGATCTAAGTTCAACGGATCAAAAACAATTACAATTGTAAATCCTTATTCAATTACTTTTGCAATTACAGGCAACAACAATACACCAGCTCCTTATCACCCTCTTGCGCCTTTTGGTAAAGTAGCTGCTGATACCTATACAGACTGGACTTTAGATGAAGCTGTACAGAACGCTGCCCTTATGGTTAGCGTTGAGATCTGGCAAGCACGAACAGCCACCCTTTCTGGCTCTAATGCTGTCGATTTCCAGCCCTCACCCTTCCGCGTTTCAGCGCAGCTGCTCGCGAAGGTCAGAGGATTGTTAGCCCATTGCCTAGACCCACGTAGCATGATTGGGTAGTCGATGCCTACCCCTGCAATTACAACTCTTAGAACAACACTAGCCACAGCGTTAGTAGATAACTCACGCTACTCAGTATTTGCTTTTCCACCTGCAACAGTTCTTGCTAACTCTGTGATTATTTCTCCAGATGATCCTTACTTAACACCGACTAATAATGGTCAAACTTCTGTAAGTCCACTAGCTAACCTAAAAGTCACTCTAGTTGTGCCTCTCTACGATAACGAGGGCAACCTGAACGGCATAGAAGATTTTATTGTGACTGTGTTTGCTAAGTTAGCGGCATCTGGTCTGGTCTATAATGTAGGCGCAGTAAGCGCACCTAGTATTCTCAACGCTGGCGGAAATGATCTGCTGAGCTGTGAGATGTCCGTATCAATCCTAACGAGTTGGAGTTAATTATGTCCGATTGGGAAAAAGAGAACGAAGCCTTTCTGATCAAGATCGGGCAGGTTAAACCACAGGCTGCAAAGCCAGTAACCAAGAAAGAAGAGGAATAAACCGATGGCAGTTTATCTATCAAATGGTGTGAGTGTGACTGTTAATTCGGTTGATCTCTCATCTCTAGTAAGTTCAGTAACAATCAACCGAGCATTTGACGAGCTGGATGTCACCGCTATGGGAGATTCTGGGGCAAAGGCTGTTAAGGGTCTGGAGCGCTCAAGCGTTTCAATCGACTTCTTCAATGATGAAGCAACAGCTAAGACTCTACAGACTCTTAACTCAACATGGGGAACATCTACCACAGTAGTCATCAAGCAGACATCAGCAGCAGTATCAGCTACTAACCCTAGCTACACAATGTCATGCTTGGTAAACAACATCACACCTATTAACGGCGCAGTTGGAGATCTTTCAACTCAGTCTGTTACATGGAACGTAAACGGCACTATTGCTGTAGCATCAGCATAATCAACTAACAAAGGGGCAAGATCATGGCAAAGCTAAAGATAGTACGCACAGATGGAAGCATTGTTGAAGGCGAGATCTCACCTGCTGTCGAATACTTCTTCGAACAGCAGACAAAGATGGGATTTCACAAAGCCTTTAGGGATGAAGAAAAACAATCACACGTCTTTCTATTAGCTCATGAGATTATCCGCAGATCAGGTGAAACTGTTAAGCCTTTCGGTGCAGAGTTTGTCGAGACACTTAAGAGTGTCGAGGTTCTAGACTCTGACCCTTTAGCTTAAAGCGCGATCTTCCGTTCACCTATCTAATTGCTCGCTTGAGCATTAGATTGGGGATCGCGCCACAGCAATTGTTGGAATTAGATAAGACCATGCTAGATGCTTTGGTACAAGGTCTAAAGGATGAAGGAAAAGAGGCTAAGGATGCGAGTGCAAGTCGAAGGCGTTAAGCAGACTCGCAAAGCCATTCGCCAATTTGCACCTGACCTAAACAAAGAGCTTAACCGAGAGCTTAGAGTTGCACTAGCTCCTATTGCCAAGAAGGCAAGGGGCTTTGTGCCTTCTGACTCTCCTATGTCAGGCTGGGCAGGTCGTTCATTCTCAGAGGCAAAGTTTCCTACATTTAACGCATCCACTATCCGAGCTGGAATTGGCTTTACTACTAAGCAAGGCAGAACCACTCGCTCAGGCTTTACATCTAATGCGACTATCTTTAACAAGTCTGTCGCAGGTGCTATCTATGAAACAGCAGGTAGAGCTAACAATGGTCAGGGACAGCCGTGGGTAGGATCTAAGGCAGGCGGTACTTCTAAGAAAGTAAGCCGTTCTACTAATCCACAGGCAGGTACTAAGTTCATTGAAAATCTAGGCGATCTAACTAGCAGCCTAAAGGGTCGCGGGCGCTTAATCCTTAAAGCATGGGCGCAGGATCAGGGAAAGGCTTATGGTGCAGCCATTAAAGCCATTGACAAATCAGAGCGCAAGTTCTACGACAGATCTAAAACTACTACTTTTAGTAAGGCTGCATAATGGCTATTGACATTAACATTGGCTCCAAACTTGATGGCAAGGGATTTAAGCAAGCCGATACAGCAATTACTAAGCTTAATAAAAGCACAACAACTCTTGCTAGAAACTTTGGCTTAGCCTTTGGCACAGCAGCAGTCCTTGCTTATGGTCGCGCTGCTGCTAAGGCATTTGCAGAAGATGACAAAGCAGCAACAGCATTAGGCACAACTCTCAAAAACCTTAATCTTGCTTATGGATCAAACATTGGCACAGTCAATGGCTTTATCTCTCGGTTAGAACAACAGACAGGCGTTCTAGATGATGAACTACGCCCAGCTATGGATCGCTTGCTACGAGCTACAGGCGATGTCACTAAGTCACAGGAATTACTAGGCTTAGCACTTGACATTGCAGCGGGTACAGGCAAGTCAGTTACTCAAGTTTCTCAGAGCTTGCAGAAGGCATACTTAGGACAGAACCAAGCGCTAGGGCGTTTAGGTGTAGGACTTAGCAAAGCTGAGCTAGAAACATCATCCTTTGCACAGATTCAAGATCGACTCAACGTTCTTTTTGCGGGTCAAGCAGCAGCAGCAGCAGACACCTACGCGGGATCGCTAGGCAGACTTACTGTGGCAAGCAACAACGCTAAAGAGACTATCGGTAAGGGTCTGTTCGATGCGTTAAAGACTATCTCTGGATCAACTTCAACAGAGGATTTCATTCTTAAGATTGACAGAGCAGCTCAAGCAATTGCTAACTTCTCTCGCGAAACAGGCGAGTTTATCAAGATTACTAAGTCACTCTTTGACTTTAAGAACCTTAGCTTCTTTGCACCTTCTGGCGGTTTATTCGGTGATGGCAAGGGCTTTGGAAACATTTCATTGTCCGTCTCCTCACAGGACACACAAAAGGCAGATGCCATTGCTAAGAAGAACGCTACGGCTATTACAAAGCTAACTAAAGAGCAAGCAGCAGCACAGGCTAAGATCCTTAAAGACAAGCGATTAGGCGCAGCCATTGATAAGGCTAACCTTGCTCTAAATAAGGGAACAGATGTCTTTGACCTTGACAAGATCCAGATTGCAGCAGCTCTTACTAACCAAGCACAACAACTAGGTAAAGCTACAAGTGCAGCTCAGGTTCTACAGATTGCTAATGATACTGCTCGCCTTAATGTCAAGAAGTCAATCCTTGATCTAGAAGATGCTATTGCCTCAAAGGATGAGTCAGCTATCATCAAGGCAACTGCAAAGCTCAACGAAGATCTAAAGATCCTAAATGCGTTGACTGGTCAGAAGACACAGATGACTGCTATTGAGTCTATTCTTAATGGCTTAAAGTCTAAGGATCTAATCAACCAAGATAACCTTGATGAAGCCTTACGTAAGATCCGAGAGATGCTTGCTCTATTGGCTCAGGTTAAGACACCTACAATTACACCTCCAGCAGGCGGTGGTGGCGGTGGTGGTGGTGGTGGTGGCTTTATCCAGACACCAAACGGCATTAGCCCAACAACTCCACCTAGAAGTATTGCAGAGATCAACAAAGCCAATGAGGATCTAGGCAATGTTGTTTCTGTCATTGGAGCTAACGGCAAAGAGTTTATTAAGCTTATCGATGGACTTGCACCTGTATTCCAAACAATAGAAGATTCAGGGGCATTTAATGCTCTGGTCAATTCTTACGCAGGCGGAGCAATCAACCCATTTAATGCTGGATCTTTCCGAGCAGCAGAAGGTGGATCAATCTTTAACTCAGGTGCAGTAGGCTCACGCGACAGAGATGTAACTATTAACATTAACGCTGGAATTGGTAGCGATCCTAACGCTATAGCCGAGGCTATTGATAATGTTCTACGTGAAGCGCGAGACAGAGGGACACTAACAGCGGTATGACATGGCTTCCAGAGTGGCGCGTGACAGTAGGTGATGATGTCTATACGACTGTCACCTCTGTTTCCTTTGCATCTGGTCGCTTAGACATTGACCGCCAAGCCACAGCAGGTTACTGCCAAGTAGAGATCGTAAACACAGATAACTCACCATTCACCATCAATGTCACAGAGCCAATTACACTAGAGTTAAAAAACAGCTTTGGCACTTATGTAACTGTTTTTGGTGGAGAAGTATCAGACTTTAACATTGGTGTGCGCAGCCCAGAGGAAAATGGTTACATCACCACAGGCAAAATCTTAGGTATTGGCTCACTAGCTCGCTTGACTAAGGCGGTCTATAACACAGCCCTTTCAGAAGGTTTAGACGGCGCACAAATAGCAGCCATTTTAGGTCAAGCTCTTAACCTTTCATGGGCAGAAGTTACCCCTACTGTGACATGGGACACATACCAAGTAACTACGACATGGAATGAAGCAGAGACTTACATTGGTGAGGTCGATTCAGGCTTCTACACCATGATTGCTTTAGCAGCTAATGCTTCTGCTAAGTCCCAGACTTTGGTAGATCAGATTGCCACTAGCGCACTTGGTCAGATTTACGAGGAGAAAGATGGAGATGTCTCCTATGCAGATGCAGACCACAGATCTAACAACCTTGCAGCAAATGGCTTTACTTTCCTTGATGGGGCGTATGCAACACCAACCTCTATCAGCTCAACAACTCAGACTTCTCGCATCCGTAACAGCCTTATCTACCGCTACGCAACAGGATACGGATCAACTTACAGCACCTCAGATACCGACTCTATAGCCTCTTACGGGCTTTTTGAGCGTTCCTTTGACTCTAACATTAAGAACCTTGTAGACATAACCGACATTGCCTCTAGAGAGCTGAACCTAAGAAGAAGCCCTAGAGAGCAGCTAGGGGCAATCACCTTCCGATTAGACAATCCAAACATTCCAAGCGCGATGCTTAACGATCTAATCAACATCTATTTTGGTCAGCCTGTTTCTATTGACAATTTACCAAGCAACTTGCTAGGCGGTACTTTTCAGGGCTTTGTGGAGAATGTCGCACTTAGAGCAACCCCTAGCTTTACAGAAATCACCCTCTACATCACAGCAACCGACTTATCCCTATCAACGACACAATGGGAAACTATCCAACCAAGTAATCTAATCTGGACAGGCGTAAATGGTACACTTATCTGGAACAACGCGACAGGAGCATTAACCTAATGGCAACAACCCCTTCATTTAACTGGGCTACTCCAGATAACACAGGATTGGTAAAGAATGGCGCATTAGACATTCGTACGCTAGGCAATGCCATCGACAGCTCAATGACAGATCTTCTAGGTGGTACTACTGGTCAAGTCCTAAAGAAAAACTCTAACACGGACATGGACTTTGTCTGGTCTGCTGATTCAGCTGGTATGACTAACCCAATGACCACTACAGGTGACACAATTTACTCATCAAGTGGATCAACACCTGCTCGTTTAGGTATTGGTTCAACTGGTCAGGTTTTAACTGTCGCAAGTGGAGTTCCATCATGGGCAACACCTTCTGCTTCTGCTTTTGCTGGAGTAAGAGTTACTAACAGCGCAGATTTAAACATTAGCAACACAACTGGAACTGCAGTAGGTTTTAATACAGAAACTTTTGATAGCGATGGTTTTCACGACAATGCTACAAATAACAGCCGTTTAACAATTCCAACTGGGAAAACTGGTTACTATCAAATCAGTGCATTGATTAGATGGAAAAACATAAGTGCTTCGGCAACTGTTCGTCAATTGCGTTTTTATAAGAATGGTGTGCAATTAAATGTTTACCCACTTTTCTGGTCGCAAAATGATGACACTTATCAGGTCTATTCTGACTTGCTTTCATTATCTGCGGGTGATTACATCGAAATTTATGTATGGCAAAACTCAGGATCAACAACTCAAGTTCTTGCCGATTCTTCATTCGCAATAGCAAAGGTAGGATAATCATGTCTCTATTCGATCAAATCGTTTCCATTTATCCTGAATTATCAGACACAGATTTTGATAATAAAGGCACAATTGAACTCCGCAATGATGCCGATGGTTTTGGCGATTACATCAAAGCATGGAATTACTCAAAGCCTATTCCAGATGGTCTAAAACTAGGCAAGTGAAACCTAAGCTCTCTAAAGCTGCTGGTCAATTAAGGGAACAGATCGATGATTCGTTCCCAGATCGTGACCGCACATCGGATGGTTGGATCGGTGATACCCGACACGCTGCTCGCAAGTCTGATCATAATCCAGATGAGCAGGGCTGGGTACGCGCCATTGACATCGATCGTGACTTATTTAAGGGATCAAAGCCAGACATCATGGGCGATCTTGCAGATCAACTTCGTGCCTTATCAAAGTCAAAAAAAGACACGCGTATTGCTTACATCATCTTTGATGGACACATCTGCTCCAAGATCCTTAACTGGAAATGGCGCAAGTACACAGGGGCTAACAAACACACTAAGCACATGCATCTCAGCTTTAAGAAAGAAGCTGACAATGATGGGGCTTTTTTTCAAGTATCTATGTTAGGTGGAGAATAATGAATGAACTAAAGACAGCAGCAGGCTCATGGGCTAGAGCATTCCTAGTAGCAGTAATCTCAATGGCAGCAGCTGGGGTCACAGATCCTAAGGCTCTCATTGCAGCAGGTGTTGCTTCAATCCTTCCACCTGTATTGCGCTACCTATCGCCTAATGATCCTTCTATGGGAATTAAGAAGTGACACAGTCAGACTTCTTTACGCTTTACCTTGCCACCATTGCAGCACTCGGTGGCTTGTCTGGCTATGTAATTACACACCTGTTGTCTGAGATCAAAAGACTCAACACGCGAGTCGATGAGATCTATAACATCTTGCTTGACAGGTAACATTCTGCTATGGCAAGAAAAGCAACTAAGGCACTAGAGGAACAAGGTTACTCAAAGCTTGATGCTTATTGCATTGGGCTTTATGAGTATTTCTGTTCACTTAAAAGAGCAGGGTTCGCAGAGGACATTGCGATGTTCATGATTACAGAGCCACAGGCTTACCCACATTGGATTTTGCCCGATGGAATACCGCCTGAGAAGTTAGGCGATTATGTAGATGAGGATGACGATTAAGCGAATCGTGGTCGTATCGGATCTTCAAGTTCCGTATCATGACAGGGTTGCAACCCGTAACCTTGCTAGTTTCATCACAAAGTTTAAGCCTGATCAAGTAGTCACTATTGGTGACGAGATTGATCTTCCACAGATAAGCAAGTGGGAAGAAGGGCGCATGGGCAGTTATGCTCAGACCCTAGATGATGACCGCAATGAGGCTGTGCAGCTTCTCTGGGATTTAGGCGTTACAGATTGCATCCGTAGCAATCACACAGATCGTTTGTATAACATCATCATGGCTAAAGTGCCAGCGTTCGGAGCATTGCCAGAGCTGCGCTTTGAGAAGTTCATGAAGTTCGATGAGCTAGGCATAACCTTTCACAAGAACCCAATGGCGATTGCACCTAACTGGATTGCAGTCCACGGAGATCACACACCAATCAAGCCACAGGGCGGTCTATCAGCCCTTGAAGCAGCCCGTAGGCATGGCAAGAACGTAATCTCAGGACATACTCACAGAGCAGGGCGTAGCGCCTTCTCAGAGGCTTCTGGCGGGCGTATAGGGCGTGTCCTGCATGGTGTTGAAGTAGGCAATCTAATGGACTTTAAGCAAGCTGCTTACACTAAGGGTGTAGCCAATTGGCAGCAAGCCTTTGCCATTATCTATGTGAACAAAGCTAAAGTTCAGGTAGATCTTATTAACATTGAGAAGGATGGCACATTCATTGTGGCTGGAAAGTCCTACGGCAGACCTAGATAATCGTTATCGTTTCGTTACCAAATTGGCTAGGTTTTTACGGATAGCTATGAAACACTAATCCTGTAAGCCAATCAAGGGCATTGGATACGGATAGGAAATACAATGATTAAGTTCAACAGAATTAACGGATGGTCTTATAAGACTTCCGATAATGCTTACATTATTAGCAATTGCGGTAATCGCACTTGGTTCTCAGCAGAGATTGATGCAGAAGCTACTGCTAAGCATGGATTTGAGATTGCAATCGAGAACACCAAGATGTACCACACAACTTTGACAGAAGCCCAAAATTGGGTACGCAGCTACAATTATGTGGCGGTGGCATAATGGCAAATGCAGACAAGCTGCTTCTTATCTGCATCTTAGGCATAATTGTAGGCTTTATTATGATTACGATAGATGTACAGCGCAGAAGCTATGACAAGGGCGTACGAGATGGATACCATCGTGGGCGTAGCATCAAGGGGCAGGAATGAAAGCCAATGAAATCCTTCTCACAGCCACAGATACAATCTCTGAGCGTGGGCTATCGTATGGTCACCCTACGGATAACATGCAACACACCGCAATGCTCCTCTCAGCATACTTACAGACACCGATCCATGATTATCAAGTCGCAGGGATCATGGTACTCGTTAAGCTTGCAAGGACTAATCAATCAGCCCAGCAGATCGACACTTGGATCGACATGGCATCCTACGCTGCAATCGCGGGGCAACTAGCAACAGAGGAGAACGAGCTTTATGTTTAATTTAGCCGATTACGAGCCAGTAGAGGTGAGACTTGAAAAGTTTATTAAGGATTATCCAGCGTTTCGCATTTCAACAGAGTTGGAAGTGGTCGAGGCAACTCGATACATTGTTAAAGCTTATCTATTTAAGGATGCTCAAGATAGCCTTGCGTGGGCAACAGGGTACGCTGAGGAAACAGTTACTAGCCGAGGCGTTAATCAGACTTCAGCACTTGAGAATTGTGAGACTTCGGCAATCGGCAGAGCGCTTGCAAATGCAGGTTATGCTCCTAAAGGAAAGAGACCAAGCAGAGAAGAGATGACTAAGGTTGTTTCTGCTAAAGTTGAAAAGCCAGCAGTTCAGGATCTTAAGCCAGCTGAGCAGGATTACTGGACTACACCTGTCAATGATTACATGAAGGTAGTAGATGCGCCTGTAACACTTGAGAAGGCTATGGAAAACATCGCAGCTGTTATGGGTACAGGTGAAGCCGTGGAAGCTCCATCATGCGAGCATGGACACATGCAATGGCGTGAGGGTGAAAAGAATGGCAAGGCGTGGGGTGGTTACTTCTGCAATACAGCTATCTCATCTGCTCATCGATGCCCTACCAAGTGGTACACAATGAGTTCTAGTGGCAAGTTCGAGCCACAGAAACCGAGAGGATAATCATGGGCTTTGTAGAGTATTTCGATGAAACAACTGGAGTCTGGACTAACTTAGAAGATGTTCCGCTTTTTGACACTATTAACTGTCAGCTGTGTAATGAGCCTACCGAGGCGCATAACATCATCGCTGAGATTAAGTTTAAGGATGACCAGCCAATCGTAGGGGCATGGCAATGCCGTAAATGTCACGCTGTTAATGGCTAGTCAAGCAAGGAAACACAGAGGCTTCCGCACAGAACGCGTAGTCGCACAGTACCTATCGACTGTGTGGAGTGGTGCAACTGTCGGAAGAGGTAGCGGTAAGGACATCGTTAATGTGCCATTTGATGTTGAGGTTAAAGCTCGTACAGGGTTTCAGCCTTTGGCATACATGGCACAACTTAAGGCTAGGACATCTCTTTCGGGGGAATTGGGATTAGCAGTATTGAGACTTAACGGACAAGGAGAGAACGCAGAGGACTATGCCTGTGTTATCCGATTAGGCGATCTCCTACCGCTACTTCAATTAAAGTATGGTCATCTATCCAGCGAACCCACAGAAGCAGACATTGACCGCTGCAACGGCTGTGGGTCTTACATGATACAGAGGTGCTTAACATGCCAGCCTATGACTACACATGCAGAGAATGTAATCTTAGTCAAGAAATTACCCACGGATGGCACGATAGACCAGTAATACCTTGCACATACTGTAATGAGCCAATGGTTAAAGTCATTGCTCCAGTAGCTACACACTTTAAGGGCAAGGGCTTTTACTCAACCGACAAGTAAGGAGTCCCTGTGGATAACTTTCGACACACCGATCTGACCAGCACTTTTAATAATGGATTTGACACCGATGGTACGCTAACGGCGCAGAGCCTCTCAAAGGCTCACCGCAAGCCCCGTGGGGCTGTAGCTTGCGGGGTGCTAGTAGCTATTGGGATAGCTCTATGCAGTAGTCCTGCAGCAGGTGGCTCTAAACCGATGCAATACATAAGCTATAAACAATTTGCATTACATCAATTAGGTTATGACTATAAGCAATACAAATGCTGTAGCGCTTTGCATGTGTCTGCTTCATAGCGATGTGCTATGTAATCTAATCCCCATTGTACTTGCTTGTATCCATCTACCCTAGATAGGTAAAGGCTTCTGCCTTGAGGTATTCCATAGTGTGATCCATTACGTGCTTTAGGATTCCAAGCACTTTCTTTACCATAAAGCTTTGCTAAGCATTTGTATTGCTTATAGTCATAACCTAATTGATGTAATGCAAATTGTTTATAGCTTATGTATTGCATCG